GCCAGAACCTCCGCCCGATCCAATCACGAAGCCTGGCGACCTGTGGATTCTCGGCGATCATCGGCTGCTGTGCGGGGACTCGACGAAGCCGGAGGATGTCGAGCGGCTGATGGCGGGGGCGAAGGCGGAGATCATGGTGACGGATCCACCTTACGGTGTTGAATATGACGCAGAGTGGCGCAATCAATGCTTGGCGGAATCGCAACGCGCTACAGGAAAAGTGACTAACGACGATAATGCTGATTGGCGCAAGTCGTGGTCGCTCTTTTCTGGCGATATTGCTTACGTCTGGCACGCTGACAGGAAGTCTCCAGAAGTTGCAGAGAGTTTGACATCCTGCGGATTCGTTCTCAGGAATCTGATTGTCTGGGCGAAGAACAGCATGGTGATTGGTCGCGGCGACTATCACCACCAACACGAGCCGTGCTGGTACTGCGTCCGAGACGGAAAGCCAGGGCGACGAACAGATGACCGGACGCAGACCACGCTCTGGTCTATCGACAAGCCGCGAAAGTCGGAGACCGGCCACAGCACGCAAAAACCTGTGGAGTGCATGGCTCGGCCGCTGCAAAATCATGAAGCGTCCGTTGTCTACGACCCGTTCCTCGGTTCCGGCACCACACTGATTGCTGCCGAGCAACTGGGCCGCAAGTGCTACGGGATGGAGATCAGTAGTCAATATGTGGATGTTATTTGTAATCGCTGGGCGAAGCTGACTAATGAATCGCCGGTGCTAGAGGAGACTGGTGAAACGTTTGACCAAGTCGCCAAAAGGAGACGTGGCAATGAGTGATCGAAAAATGAAAACTGTTACTTGCCCTGATTGCAACATCGAGCGGCAGGTTCAAGACTACTCAACAGCTTCTCGATGCCGACCATGTGCGAGCAGAAAAAACATGCTTGGTAAGCCGAGCCGCTTACGAAAGTATTCCGGCAGCAAACAAGAACGACATGTCGAATCAGTTCGACAGTACAGGTCAAGGAATCCAGATCGAGTAAAAGAATCACGACGAAGCCAGTATGTTTCCAGAAAGATTCGAGCAATGGAGATGCTTGGCGGATGTCAATGCTGCAACTGCGGATGCGATGAGTTGTCATTTCTTGAGATCAATCACATCGGCGGCGGAGGTTGCGTCGAGTTCCGCGAACGAGGGAATCGTGTAGTAGATAATTTAGTTTCTGGCAAGCGAACGACTGACGGGCTGAACGTGCTTTGTCGTGTGTGCAACGCACTTGATCATCTTGCCAGGAAAAATCCAGAAGCGGCTTCGGCATTTACTATTCAATGGGATTGCGACGTGATCGTCAAACGGTGGGAGACGCTAACCGGAAAACAGGCGTACCGCGATGGGCATTCGTGATACCCGCATGATGGAACGAGCACTACGCGAACGATGGCCTATCAAGCCAGAGTTTCGCGAAAAGATCATGAATGCGTTGATCGCTATTCTCGCAGACAAGAACACATCACCACGGGAAAAGACAGCAGCAGCACGAGCACTCATGCACGCTGACGCAATCAATCTCGAAGCTGAAAAGATAGTGCAGGCCGATCAGCACCACGGAGACAGGCTCGATGCAGAGCGGATGGATAGAATCGCTACAGTCGCTCAGCAGCTTGGACTTACAAGAGTTGTTGAGGCAATTGCCACCGAGCGATCAGGAAGCCATCCTGATGCAGCTATCCGGCAGGCCATCGACGCTAGGCCATCCGCAGATTCTTGACGAAAAGACCCGTGACCGCGAACGCAAGGCCAAGCAGCGTGCATCTGGTCGAGCACTCACGATACCCCCACCTCGCAATGTGGCACGTCGCATGGAGTGTCTAGCCAATCCCGAACTACTACTGACGACCTACTTTCCGCAGACTTATACCGAGTCATTTACTGCTGATCGTCGCGATATGCTGCGGTCTATTTGGCGTGCAGCCCAGTACGGCGGCGATCAGGCAATCGCAGCTCCGCGCGGCGAAGGCAAGACAACCATCGCGATGGATGGTGCGTTTACCTTGATGCTGGCGGGTAAATCGACTTTTCCCGTGATCATCTCGAAGAACCAAGACGCAGCATCGGACGAACTTAAGGCACTTCGAGAACGCATTCTTGCAAGTGAAGACTTCATCGAAGACTTCCCGGAGATTGGCTATCCGCTCGTGGCAATTGGTGCATCGACAGCCAACGCAAGACTTCAAACTGTTGGTGGTAAGTTCATCGGTATGTACCTCGGCGTTAAGCATTTTGCATTACCGAACATTCCGACGAAGTCGCTTGATTGGCCGGTTGGCATTGAATCCGTTGCATGTGGGCAGGTTATCGGTGCAGTTGGTATCGACGGTCGTATTCGCGGGTTTAAGTTCCGTAGCCATCGTCCAACGCTGGCGATCATCGACGACATTGAAGACAAGTATTCCGCAAACAGTGACGAGTCGATTAAGAAGAACGAGACGACAATTGAAGAAGATATCGGCGGCATGGGCTCATCGGCAAAGCGTATTGCACGAGTCTACCTTTGCACGACGCTGAACCGCAAATGCAACGCTTATAAATACACCGACCCAAAGCAAAAGTTTTCGTGGAATGGTCGCCGGTATCGCAAGATGCTCAAGCCACCGGAGCGAATGGAACTCGTCGAGAAGTACATTGAGATGCGTCAGCTTCGCGGCGATAAAGATCCCGACGCAAGAGAAGCATTTCGGTTCTGGCGTGACAATCAGGTCGAAATCGAACGAGGTGCGGAAGTTAGCAATCTGGCATCATTCAATCGCGATATCCATGCTGACGGTGAGCCATTAGAGTTATCTGCAATCCAGGCTTATTACAATCGCGTAGCGGATGTTGGGAAGAAGGCAGTTGCGACGGAAGTCGATAACGACCCGCCAGAGGAAGCAGGTCCGCAGAATATGGGCCTAACCGCAGAGATTGTCGCAAGCAGAATCAGCGGCCTATCTCGTCGTCAGTTGCCAGCCAACACAAAGTACCTAACCGCAGGCATTGACATCGGCAAGCACAATTGCCACTGGACTGTCTGTGCTTGGTGGGAAGGTGCTGGAGGCTGCGTTGTCGATTACGGCGTGGTCGAGGTCACAGGTAATGAGTCAGTGAGGATGCAAGATAAACTTGCCGATATGGAAGCTTCGGAACCTGCCATCTATCGGGCACTTCTAGGCTGGCGTGACTACCTACTCAACACCGAATACATCGACGCATCCGGAGAAGCACGCAAACTCAACATGGTTCTCTGCGATTCCGGAACTTACACCAACGCAGTCTACGAGTTTTGTCGTCAGGTTCGAGGGATCTTTAGGCCATCCAAGGGTATTGCCAATTACAAAGCACGCAAGCAATCAACGGATCGTGTTGTTGCGGCAGCAAATCAGCACGCACAATATCTCGAAGCGGCTAGGGTTTGGCTACAGGAGCTCGATACGGACTACTGGAAGCAGTGGGTGCACGAACGATTCCTGACCCCGACATTCGACGAAAACAATATGCTTCGTCGTGGTTCGTTATCGGTCTATCAGCCTGAAGGCAACAAGAGGCATCTTAGCTATTCGCAGCACATCACAGCGGAAGAACTCGTTAATCAGTTTATTGAAGGCAAAGGAGAGAAGCAGCAGTGGGTTCAAAGAAATCCAAACAATCACTGGCTCGACGCAACGTATCTAGCGGCAGCGTGTACGGAAGCACTCGGCCTGAGCCTGATAACGCCAAGCGAGGTACTATTGCAGGCCAAGCCGTCACAGCCAAAACCATCACCGCAGCCTCGACAGCAGCAGCAGAAGACGCAGCACGGATCGAGATTTCGGCAGAGGCCGGGCGGGTGGATACCACGGAGACGATAGCGAAACCAAAAGCAAGGGAGTTCGAGGCGCGGGCCTGCACGATATGCGTCGGAATCCGTCCACATGGAAAAAATTACAGTCGCGTCTACACGACTCGCGGTCGCGTTCGATACTGCAAGTGCAGTTTTTGCGGTAACACTTGGGCACAAGAAGGCTGATTTTTTTGCCCGATTGTACTATTGGAATAGTACAATGATTTTAGGTGTTGTTTTGGCCGTGCTAGATTTTATCGCATGGCATCAGCAGCATCACTACTAGCACTAATCGACGCAGCAATCGAAGCACTTCTTACAGGCGGTGCATCGAGTTATTCTATTGGTGCGCGTACCGTAACGAAGCTCGACCTCGGATCGTTATTCGAGGAGCGTCGTCAACTTCAGATTCAAGCACAGCGCGAATCAGGAAGCGGCGGGATTAGCCTTGGCAAGATGACGAGGCACCGCAGATGATCGGCAAAATTCTTGACTCGATCGTTTCGGCAGTGTCACCGCTATCTGGCCTTCGCAGGATGCAGGCACGAAAGCTCTTACGATCCTATCAGGGTGCGGAACCATCGCGAGTCGCATCGAGCCGCACGCCTAAAAACCAACCTGCCGACATGGAACTACTCGGACCATTCGGTGCGGATCGCCTTCGGGCGTGGGCTCGCGATATGGTCCGCAATAACGCTTACGCTTGGGGTGTCGTCGATACAATCGTCTCGTCGGTCGTAGGTTGTGGTATCAAAGCTCAATCGACCTATGAGACGCCAGAAGGCGAAGATGTCGAAGATGTCAACGACGTTCGCGACAAGCTATGGGCGGAGTGGTGCGAAGTTTGCGATGTCAACGGACTCTACACGTTCGAGGAATTGCAAGCGGCAGCTCAGCGAGAAATCGTCGAGGCTGGCGAGGTGCTGGTACGGATTATTCGCACGCCAGATACCGTGTACCGTGGTATCTTGCGGCCCGTACCATTGGCACTCGAAGTAATCGAAGCGGATCGGCTCGCAGGCGACAAAGATACCTACGCAGCGAGACTCTCAGCCGATAACGG